CATGTCACCGCCGATATATACCGGGATCACGATGTCCCCTGCAGCGCCTCCACCGGCCAGAGCCGTATTCAGTGCTGTATTTATACCGGAGATCAGATCACCACTTGAAGCAGTGGATCCGGAATAACCTCCCTGAGCCGCCATCACCTTCGGAGTAATGGTCAGATCAGAAGTCACGCCGTTCATCGCATTCTCGATCATGCCCCGGCTCTTCTCAATGCCTTTAGCAAGTCCTCCAATGAAGTCCGGCATCCAGCTCTCATAATCCGTAAGCGGCCCTTCATCCGGAACAGAGAAATGCAGGAAGCTCCGGATCTTATCCGCAACGGAAGAAACAGCCTCACCGACCTTGCCGATCATGGACTTGATACCGTTCACGATGCCGCCGATGAAGTCAGCACCCCACTGGAACGCCTGAGAAGCCAGACCCTTGATAAAGCCGATTGCCTTATCAAATCCGCCCTTCACAGCACCATAGATATTTCCGCAGATATTTTTGATGCCGTTCAGCATAGCATCGAAGGCATTCGTCACGCCGGTCTTGATCGCGTTTGCCGCATTGGATACAGCAGACTTGATATTGTTCCATGCTGTTGTGACTGCATTCTTGATTCCGTTCACAATGGTCGTGATAGTATTCTTAATACCATTCCAGACCGTAGTAACCGCTGTCTTAATGGCATTCAGCACCGTTGTGATCGCGGTCTTGATCCCATTCCAAGCCGTAGTCAGGAAGGTGAAAATCGCATTCACCACTGTCGTGATAACAGACTTGATGCCATTCCAGACTGTCGTGAAAAATGTCTTTATCGCATTGAACACCGTAGTCACGGTATTCTTGATCGCATTCCAGGCATTGGTCAGGAACGTACTGATCGCATTTACCACAGTCGTAAAGATATTCCTAATACCTTCCCACAATCCGGAGAAGAAATCCTTGATCGCATTCCAGACCGTTGTTGCCGTGGTCTTGATTGATTCCCATGCTGCCTGGAAGAACGCCTTCAACGCTTCCCACACGGCAATGGCAATCTCTTTGATGCTCTCCCACAGGTCGATCCAGAACTGCCGGAACTCTTCACAGTTATTCCAGAGATAAATGAACGCCGCCACCAAGGCGACAATCGCTGCGATAATCAGCACATATGGATTCGCCGCGCATACCGCATTGAAGGCAGCAAATACTCCCTTCGCCGCATTGATCACACCTGCCAGCTTCGGCACCAGAGTCATAATGGTACCGACCGCAGAGATCACTTTACCGACAATGATCAGTATCGGTCCAATCGCTGCCGCCACCAGGGCAATCGTGACAATAACCTTCCTGGTACCCTCATCCATCGAATTGAGCCAGTCCACAAACTTCTGGATCCATCCGACAATGGTTCGGATCGCAGGCATCAGCAGCTCACCAAATGAAATTGCCAGTTCTTCCAGCTGGGACTTCAGGATCTGCAGCTGACCGGCAAGGTTATCATTCATGGTCTCAGCCATACTTGCTGCTGAACCATCACAGTTATCAATCGCACTGGAAAGCTTGTTGATATCCGCTTCTCCGGCGTTCATCAGAGCCAGGAATCCGGACATTGCATTCTTGCCAACCAACGATTCAGCCGCTGCCGCCTTCTCTGATTCAGATAGACCTGAAAATGCTGTTCGGCAGTCAGCCAGAATGTCCGACAGATCCCTCATGGAGCCATCTGCATTGGTCGTTGCAATCGTAACCTCCCCAATGGAAGATCCGCAGATCTTCACCTCTCCGGATAGGTTATTCATGATGGTTCTCAAAGCCGTACCAGCCTGGGATCCCTTAATACCGGCATTCGCCATCAGGCCGATCGCTTCCGCCGTATCCTCCGCAGAGAATCCCAGAGCACCGGCGATCGGAGCACAATACTTGAAGGTCTCACCCATCATGGAGACGTTCGTATTTGCGTTACTGGAAGCAGCCGCAAGGATATCCGCAAAATGCCCGGAGTCCTTCGCTGTCAGTCCAAATGCTGTAAGTGCATCTGTCACGATATCGGAAGTGGTAGCCAGATCCTCACCGGAAGCCGCAGCCAGGTTCATGACACCTTCGATACCGGAAAGCATATCCTCCGTCTTCCAGCCGGCCATCGCCATATAGTTCATGGCTTCCGCTGCCTCGGATGCAGAGAACTTTGTCTTCTCACCCATCTCACGGGCTTTATCCCGGAGCGCTTCCAGATCAGAACCTGTCGCACCGGATACCGCTGCCACCTTGCTCATGGCGGAATCAAAATCAGCGGCAGTCTTCACCGCCGCCGTACCTAATCCCACAACACCCAAAGTCACGGGCATGAACTTCTTTCCGACATTGGTAACATTGTCACCAACCGTCTTCAGCTTCTCACCCTTTGCGGCAATTTCCTGAAGAGCCGTCCCGGACTGCCTTGCCTGTTCCTCCAAAGACTTCAGTTTCTGTTCTGTCTCAACGATCTCACGCTGCAGGCCATCATACTGTTCCTGCGTGATCGTTCCATCCTTCAGGGCCTGCTCTGCCTGTTCCGCTGCCGTCTTTAAGGTCTCCAGCTTTTCCTTCGTTTCCTTAACGGCATCTCCCAGGAGCCTGTGTTTCTGCGCAAGCAGTTCCGTATTTCCAGGATCAAGTTTCAGGAGCTTATCGACATCACGCAGCTGGCTCTGAGTATTTCTGATCTCTGTATTTACGCCTTTTAAGGCAGTCTGTAGTTTGGTGGTATCGCCGCCGATCTCTACGGTGATACCCTGGATCCGTCCAGCCATCCGATTCCCTCCTTCCTGATTTTGGACAAAAGAAAAGAACCGGTCTCCCGATTCTTCTCAAAACAACCTCATATTTTCCTATAAAATTACATCATCTTGATTGTTATGTGTCATATTCGCACACATACAATATTTTCGATTCTGAGTCATATATCGCAAAAGTAAAATTAAAGGAAGATCTGCTTAATAAATCTTCATCACTGTACGGATCTTTACTTTCACTATGCCTGTCATATAAGAAATAATAACCTTTCTCCACCTTGGGAATTTTTAAATTTACATCATATGGTTGATAAATAAACGTATTCAGATTCGCCGTGCATGGGAGTTTATGCCAATTTCCATCGGCGACAATAGCATGTTCCAAGGAATCGTCCGAATACTGAATTGTCTGGAGTCGATATCCGTCACCATGAAACCCACCATGAGTATCTGAATCAGATATAACTGTTCCACCCGATAAATCAACTCCCAAGCCATTGATATAATTATTATGTCCGTTGGCCTGATTACCACAGGCACTTAGCATAAAAGAAAAACATACTGCTAAAATCACTATTACTTTTTTCATATATTTATCTTGCCCCTCTTTCAAATTAGAGCCATTCGCCTTTGGATGCCGCTATCAATATAGCTATCAACAGACAAATGACAAACACACATATCACAAATCCAATCAAGCATGAAAACACACCGCATCCCCACAGCATAGGGTATTCTTTCCTGCTCCTACACGTAATGATGGATATTATCACTCCTATCAGTGAAAGCACAGGACCCGCAAATATGATTTCCGTGTAATTATATGGTGCATGATTGCAACTCCAGAAATAGATGCCAAACACAATGAATGATGCAATCCCTAAAATTAAAGGTGTTGTCATTATCAACCTGTTTTCTGCGAGCCTCTTACTCATTTGATCCATCCTCTGTCTATTTCCAGAACTCATAACCCAAATCATCTATGAAAGCGGGGATCTCAATATCTTTTCCTTTAGTATCCACTGCTCGCCAAATATTAGGTTGATTCATCTCTCCGATGCCATCATAATCCATCAGGAAGTTATGATGGTCATCTCCGGCAAGTGTATATACTCTGGTATCAGTATTATTTGGATCCGGTACAGAAGAGCTATTCTTATCCATAACGATATAACCGATGCACTGGTCTAAATCACTCTGCTTATATGCATTGCTGATCGTTCCAAATCCTATATAGGTTCTTCCGTTGTATTCTAAAGTTCCAAACAATGCCTCATCATGTTCAGTATCTTCAAAACTACCCATTTCAAAGGCAATCGGATTGTCGGGAAGATCAGGATATTTCACTTTCCCGCATCCTGCTAACATCAGTATACAAGCCACAAGAATGACGCCTATTATTTTCTTATTCATTTGATTTGCCCTCCGTAGGTCTATACTCCAACAAATCTCCCGGCTGACAATTCAATGCCTCACATAGTTTAACAAGTGTGCTTACTTTTATAGCCTTCGCCTTACCTGTTTTCAGGATTGACATATTCGTGACTGTTATCCCTACTTTTTCCGCAAGCTCCGTAACGCTCATCTTCCGTTTGGCAAGCATAACATCGATGTTAAAAATAATTTCACCTTCCATATGCCCCTCCCGTCAGATTGTAAGATCGCTCTGTTCCTGAAGGGCAGCTGCCTTCTTTACCAGATGCGACAGTGCCGCAGCAGCTACAGCGACAGCTACGCCAGCAAAAACCACGATTAAGGAAAACAAGGCAACTCCAGGATGACTCATATTTATGAATAGCAAAACTACATTTCCAATAAAGAAAAATATGCCATCACCGGCGGCAAGCCATGATATCCATTTAAGGTATTTAGCGTTCTCATTTGAGAACGACCTATCTTTTCCAATATTTGAAGCAATTCTCCATCCGAACACCAGTACCGTATAACACGGGATTCCGCTTACCCATAAAAATATAAGCCACGGCCAGAATCTATTAGCAAACTCAGGATAACCAGTCACCAGAGACTGACCATAACTTGGAAAGATCACAAAATAAACAATCAGACCGCAAAGCCCTACTCCTACAAGGATAATCTTAAGCCATTTTGCCAAACTTTTTTGTTCCATTTGACTTTCACCTCCATGTCTTGATGTGATTTGGAGTATACTCGTTCTTCTTTCGTATGTCAAGTATTTTTTATCGTGTTGCGATAATTATTCACCAAGTCACATCAAATACGATGGTCAGAATCGGTCAAAGTCCTCCTGACTTGCTAGCTGATCATGAGGCTCATCATCCCTCTGAAGCTCCGTGTACATATCCAGCACGGTTCCGATCGTCAACAGATCCAATTCACTGATATGGATTCCTAACTGTACGCACCGGAGCAACAACAACGGCGTTGTCATTTCCCGGTCAGTCGCTCGAAGTTTTTTTTACTCTCCACCTGCGTCTGGACATTAAGTCCCCAAAGCTCGATGATCTCCGGAAGCACCTGATAAATGGAAAATGTCCCGAACTGATCCAGCCACTCATCCGGAGTATCCGGAACCCCCTGTGGATCCGCATGCTTCGCCATGATGTAGCTGATATCCTCGAACAGCTCCAGCGAAAAAGAATCCAATGCGGAGTTTTCGGGATCGTTCTCATCAATGCTCTTCTGCAGGTCGTGAAGGTCCTTATAGATATCCCTGTGGAACTTGTTCCTGTATATTCTTGGAATGGCAGCGGAAGCTCTGAAAGTCACATCCTTGCCATCAATATTCACTGTCTTTGTAAGTGCCATGATTAAATCCTCCAATCACGATTAAGGGCAGAGCCAAAGCCCTGCCCCATAGTCTTAACCCTGTCCCTGCTCAGTCGGTTCCGTTGTCGGAGACTGATAAACAGCAGAATACCAGCCGTTGTAGACCTCATCCGTTGTGTTTGCTCCGGTCTTCACCTTCACAAGACCGCTCGGAAGCGGCGTTGCCGTGATCTCCAGCGATTCCGTCTGGACCTCCTTGGAATCCTCATTGGTCTTGCCTTCGATGGTCGGTCTTGCGGCAGTGCAATAATACATACAGTGCCTGATCTTTTTCTTGTCCCCGGAGAACTCGAAAAGCAGAGCGAAATGCTCCGGTTCCACCGTGGAATCCTCAACCAGGACACCGTTGCTGTCTTCCGTTTCCTTCAGGATGTCTTTCCTGAAGCTGTCCGGGATCAGCGCGATCTCCAGATCACCCGAATAACCGTTATTGGCCACTGTGGTGTAATACACCATATCGTCCGCATAAAACGGCTCGGTATCCCCTTCAGGATCCAGAGACAGATTCACAGCTCCGGGAATTGCGACAGGCGTACCAAATGTCACGGCATTGGTATCCGGATCAAGTGTCGCCTTCGCATAATGGCAGTTCTTAAGGCCGAACTTCACCTTGTTGTTTGTACTCGGCATAATAAACCTCTCTTTCCGCTATACCGTCATCTGGTACAGCACTTCGTATAGTTTCTCTGATTCGATCCATACCTCCGATTTGTTCCAGAACAGCTCATGGGCATTCAGCACCGCCTCAACCCTGTCCTCCAGTTCCGGATCCTTCTCATCGGTATAAAGTTCAATGCTCAGGTTGGAAAACTCCATGTACACCACGTTGTCCGCAGCGAAGTTCTCCGAACCCGGAAATAAAAAGCAGATGAACGGCGGATCAGGACTTTCTCCTTCCGCGAAATGGTCATACGCAAAAGGGATCTCCGTCTCAGCCAGCATCTGCATTACATCTTCATGCGTCATCCTTCTTCCTCCCGATCTCGATAATGCATTCTGCAGCATGGCGGCAGGTCGGGCAGTTATACGGATAACCATGACAATCCTCGCCTCTTCGGGTACCATGATAAATGGCAGCACCAATCACCACAATCCCAAGCGCGATCACGAATAACAAAAGCAATATTTCCATCTCTAACCGCCTTTCTGCAGGTCACGCTCGATATCCCTTGTCAGCTGCTCGATACCTGCCTGCTCCGCCGGCGCGATATGAGGGAACGCCCTTGTCCTTCCACCGCCGCGCTTCGCATGGCCAAACTCCAAAAGATGTGTCAGCTGGTACCGTTTGGAATGCACTACGATCTGGATGGAATCGGACGTTTCTCTGGTCTTTTTCACCGCCCAGCTCTTGGAATACTTTCCTGTCTTCTTCGGAGCCGTGCTTTCGATCTGCTGCTTTACGGTCTTGCCCGCCTTCTGGACATCCTTCTTCAGGTTCTCCGCAGCAAGCTTCGCGTATTCCTCCATGCCCTTCATCACGGTATCCGCCAGCTGGTCAATCTTTATGGTCTGTGCCATCAGCGCCGCTCCTTCCTGCAGGTTAACTTCAATGACTTCTTCCGGAAGTTCAGATGGTCGATGTTCACGATGTTGTAGATCTCACCCATAAACATCACCCGGAAATGCGTGGAATCAATCGCAGCAGCTTTCTTGCAATAACGGATAGATACGGTCATGGAAAAATCCTCAACCGTAGTCCCGGCAGCCTGTTCTTCCTTGGAACTGGCCAGGCCTTCACCGCCGATGGTGGCAAAACAGGTGTAATAATCCGTCCAGGCATTCTTATGATTGCCGTACTTGTCGGTCACGGTCTCATTCTTCTGGAAAGTCACCTTTGACCTGAGTGCTGCCACATCCATCAGAATCCCTCCTTCCGGCTGCCGAACAGCAAAGCTCGAAGCGTCAGATCCATCGCATGATGGTCAGCTTCTTCCCTGTGCTCATACAGATAAGCCACCGTAAACATCACAGCGATCTTCCCATTCTGAGCCGCATCCAGGTCCGCCTCATCGTCCGTCCGCAGGATATCCATGCACTGCTTCTTTGCCGCCGATATGAAGTTTTCGATCAGAGCATCGTCATCCTCGAAATCAACCCGGAGATAACTCTTCATCTCTTCCACAGTCACAATCATAGAAATCACCCCTTAAAACAGAGGCGGCAGGAACTTCCCACCGCCTCGTAGTTACATCTGCTTACGATCAGGCGCTTGCCTTCATCTTCAGGAGCTGGATGCCTTCCGGAAGGATCACCTTGCCGTCAACACGCTCCGTTGCAACAAAGCCGACCTGGCCGTTGGTGCTGTAGAGCTCATTGAGTCTCTGAACCGTTCTGCCGGATCTGTCAGCGATCCAGTAATTCTTGAAATCACCGAATGCCACAGTCAGAGCTCCTGCCTTCGCCGTAGGAACATACGGAGAAGTGTAAAGGTCATAGCCCAGAAGCTTGTCCGGCTCACCTGCCTGAAGGGAAGGCTGCCAGAGATAAGCATCGTTCTTGTCCTTCAGCTTACGGATCATGGATACCGTCGCGTCATTCATAAGGAACTTCGCGTTTCTGCGGTAAGGACTCTTCAGCGAATAGATCAGGTTGATCAGCTCATCCGCCGTGATAGCCGTTGCGCTTGCTGCAGTCACCCCTACGGTTCCGCCGTTAGCAGTGAAGATACCGGTAGGCTGTCCGGTTCCGGTACCGACACAGAAAGCCTCTTCCTCCGCAATACCGAATGCCCTTGCAAACTCACCGGCAATGTAAGACTCCAGGTCAAACATGGAATCCTGCAGAAGCTCGATGGAAACCTTCACAAGGTCAGTCAGCTTGAAGGCATCAATGGTCTTCTGGTCGAAGGTAGGACCGCTCTCGGTATAAGCACCGTTCTCAGCTGTCCACTGTGCGGTAGAGTGGGTAGCCGCAACCGGGATCTTTCTCTCGGCGCTGGTAGTGATGACCTTCGCAAGGCCTCTCACCACGTTCGCCTCATCCAGACCGGTCACGATCTGACGCTCGAACTCTTCCGGCACAAGGTAGCCGCCATCAGCCTGAACACCCTCGGAAAGGACGTTGTGAACAAGTCTCTTACCACGGAGATGCGCACCGAAGTCTTCCTTGTAGGCATTGGAAGCACGTCCGGTCTTTTCCTCCACCTGCTTTGCCGGTCTTCCGGTAAGCGGAGTGTTGATAGGCTGATTCAGCGCCGCCTCTCTTGCCTCGGCTCTCTGCTGACGATCGATCGCCGCAGTCAGATCCTCGATCTCCTGCTCCATACGGCTGTAAGTCGCGTTATCCTCCGCAGACAAAACGCCGTTCTCATTCTCGTGGGTATCCACAAAGTTCTTTGCGGTTTCCCACACCTTCGCTCTCTTCTCGATCATATCTTTGATAGTCATAGCTCGATTCCTCCTTAAATGAATCTCTTGATAAAGTTCAGGCGTCCCTGATCTCATCACAGGAACGCCCGTTATCCGTTGTCTGTTCAGTTGCCGCACCTTCTTCAGGTGCCTTGATGTGACACTTCGCAGCGATCTTATCCATCAGCGAATTGGTCACTGCTGCCCTGGAATAGAGCATCGACACCTCCGGTGCTTCCAGGTCTTCGCCCTCCGATGCATCTGCTCTCTGCAGCACATCATCCGCAAATCCCAGTTCCACCGCCTTGTTCGCGTCCATCCAGGTCTCCGCATCCATCAGATGTGAGATCTTTGTCCTGCTCATGCCGGTCTTGATCTCATAGGCATTCATGATGGATTCCTTCACTTCAGCCAGCATGTTGATCGCCTTTTGCATCTCCGCCGTATCACCAAAAGCGATGGTCGCCGGATTGTGGATCATCATCATGCTCACAGGACTCATGAGCACCTTCGTCCCTGCCATTGCGATCACACTTGCCGCCGATGCCGCAATGCCATCAATCTTCACCGTGACATCGCCCTTATAGTCCATCAGCATGTTATAGATCTGAGCCGCTGCCACGCAGTCGCCGCCCGGACTGTTGATCCAGACCGTGATGTTTCCTGTTCCGGCATTCAGCTCTTCTCTAAAAAGAGCCGGTGTGACATCATCGTCAAACCAGCTCTCTTCCGCTATGGTTCCATTCAGGAAAAGCACTCGTTCACTGACCTCTTCGCCTGAAGCCTGGTCTCTGATCTTCCTGCTTTTCCAGTTCCAAAACTTCTTCATCGGAATCTCCTTCCTCCTTTCCGTTATTGCCTGCCGCAAATATCCCGGCATCCTCCAGCTTTGTCATATTTCCATTGATCAGGTACAGATCGCCGCCCTGTTCCGCCGGGATCCTGTCCAGGTTCTCCAACTCTCGGATATCGTTTGCGGACATCCAGCCGTTCTGTCTGGCTGTCGCATAGCCGTTCATCCTACTCTGGTAATCACCACGGAGCAAACCGTCCACATTGAACTTGAAGAAGTATTTCTTCTTCTCATCCGGAGTCAGCAAGGCTCTCACCATCGCCTGTTCCCAACGGCTCACCCAGGGATCCAACGTGTACTTCACAAATTCCAGCGACTGCTGCTCAATGTTGTTGAAGCTGGACTTCTCCAAGTCACCGATCATATGAGGCGGCACGCGAAAGATCCTTGCGATCTCATCAATCTGGAACTTCCTTGTCTCCAGGAACTGAGCCTGCTCCGGTGAAATGGAAATCGGCGTGTACTTCATTCCTTCTTCCAAAACAGCAATCTTGTTGGCATTGCCGCTTCCTCCGAAGGTTGCCTGCCAGCTTTCCCTCACCTTGCTAGGATCCTTAATGGTTCCCGGATGCTCCAGTACGCCCGAAGGAGCCGCGCCGTTCGCAAAGAACTTGCTGCCATACTCTTCCGTAGCGATTGCCAGCCCGATCGCATTCTTCGCCATCGCAATCGGCGAATACCCAACCAGACCGTCGAACCCTAATCCCGGAATGTGAAGTACATCATGAGGCTGAAGCCTTACTGTCCTTCCAACCTTGTTTGTGCCTTTTCTTCCGTCCACATCGTCCGAATCATAGACGGTGTATTCGTAATAAAGCCTTCCGTGCTCATCACGATCCACCTTCATCCGATCCGGCATCAGCGGATACAGAGCCACGACTTCACCCTTGCCGTTACGGATAATCTGACTGTATGCGTTGCCCCACAGGAGCAAGTGCGTCATCAGAGTCTCCCTGAAAATGAAGGAAGTCATTTCAGGATTCGGCTCATCATGGAGCAAAAAATAAAGCGGATGTTCCACCGCTTTTTCCTTACCGCCATCATCGGTATATCTGTAAAATTGTAATGGCAGGCTCGCCACCGCTTCCGACAGGATCCGCACGCAGCAGTACACCGCCGTCATCTGCATTGCAGATCGTTCCGTCACGTACTTGCCACTCGAAGTACCTCCCAGAAAGAAGCTGTAGCTGCTTCCTGCTGTCCTATCTGTGGGCTTATCCCTGCTCCGAAATAAACCGCTCAGTATTCCCATAACCACGCCCTCCATTCGTTAGAAAACAAGTAAACCTCTTGTGTCATAAACTGATTCTTCCTTCTCATTGCCGCACCGGATCGCCCTGTCCAGCGCCATGATCATCGCAATGGCACCGTCAATCTTCTCCGTGGACTTCGCTTTATCCGCCTTGATGTTGCCTGCCGGATCCGTCCGGATATAGATGTTATCCATGTTCCACCTGAGAACCGGATGACCACCATGCGCGATCTTCTGTTCCAGCACCAGCCTCATCAATTCCTTTGTCGGCGGAGACATCGAAGCAAAACCCTGGCCGAACGGAACCACCGTGAATCCCATTCCTTCCAGATCCTGCGATAACTGCGTTGCTCCCCATCGATCATAAGCAATCTCCCGGATATAGAATCTCTCACCCAGCCGCTCAATGAACTTCTCGATATATGCGTAATGGACCACGTTTCCTTCCGTTGTTTCCAGAAATCCCTTCCGCTCCCAGACATCATACGGAACATGATCCCTTTTCACTCTCAGATCCAGTGTTTCCTCCGGAACCCAGAAATAAGGAAGCACAATGTACTTATCCTCTTCATCCACCGGCGGAAATACCAGGGCGAACGCCGTAAGGTCAGTCGTACTGGACAAATCCAGACCGCCGTAGCAGACACGCCCTTCCAGTTCATCCTCATCAACCGGAAAAGCGCAGGCATCCCATTTTTCCATCGGCATCCATCTGACCGCCTGCTTCACCCATTGGTTCAGCCTCAGTTGCCGGAAGGAATTTTCCTCTCCCGGATTCTGCTTCGCTGACTCACATGCTGCCTTCACCTTGTCGATGCCCACCGTGATATCCAGAGAAGGATTCGCCTTCTTCCAGACCTTCGGATCCGTCCAGTCATCGGATTCATCCGCACCATAAATTACCGGATAAAAGGTAGGATCAATCTTGCGTCCTTCCAGAATATCCTTTGCCTTCTGGTGTGTTTCATAGCAGATGCTGTTCGTATCCGTTCCGGCAGTTGTGATCAGGAAATAAAGTGGTTGCATCCTGGCATCGCCGGAACCCTTCGTCATTACATCAAAAAGCTTCCTGTTCGGCTGCGTATGCAATTCGTCAAACACAACCCCGTGGATATTGAAACCGTGCTTACTGTACGCTTCCGCAGACAGCACCTGATAAAAGCTGTTGGTCGGTTGGAAGATGATCCTCTTCTGGGAAGCCAGGATCTTCACCCTCTTATTCAGAGCCGGACACATCCTGACCATATCCGCCGCAACCTCAAAAACGATGGAAGCCTGCTGCCGGTCAGCCGCACAGCCGT